CTCCAGACTACAGTTCATACTCAATGGAAGATTGGGAAAAAGAACTTACGAATAAACAACGTATCTTCTGCAAGGAATACATACTGGACTGGAAAGCTACAAGGGCTGCATTAAAGGCGGGATATTCAAAAAAGACCGCATACTCAATAGGTTGGGAAAACTTGAAAAAACCTGAAATAGCTGTATTTATAAAGTTCTTGAGGGGTAATATTGAATTGTCTCTCGGTCTTTCCAAAGAGATGGTTGTACTTGAACACATGAAGATTGCTTTTTCTTCAATAGCACATTTACACAATACGTGGATTTCAAAAAAGGAATTTGAAAATTTGACTGAGGAGCAAAAGGCGTGTATTCAGGAGATAGATTCTAAGGTAACTAAAAAGGCAGCCAAACCAAAGTATGATAAAGGCGGTGTGCAGATAAACGCTGGAGAGATGACATATAATGCTTACATAAAAGTTAAACTCTATGATAAATCAAAAGCACTCGAGTCTCTTTCAAAACTCATGGGGTATGATGCACCGATAAGAACGGAAAACGAAAATATTAACATGACATTTGCGGACATAATGAAAGCAGCGAAAGGAAAGAAATGAAAAAATATTATATTAGAAGGAGAACGTGATGAATCAAGTTACGCCGAACTTAGAGCATATTCCAGAAAGAACATATAAGCGCAATAAAAATGTTATCCGGTGCTATGAAATAATGGAGCATAATTTTTTCGAGGGGTCAATAACAACAAAGGAAAAGCCCTTATTCGTTCTTGAAATGAAAGATGCAGAAGCCGCCAATTTACTAATGGACGATTTGTATCATGGTGAATATACGGGGGCGTAATGAAACTATGCTATATTAAAAAGGAAGAACAGTACCTAAAGAAATTTGACCCGATCAATCCGATGTTTGTTGCTCAACCATCGATCGCAAGCATATACTCAAGGACAACGGCAAAGTGGATGGTGAAGAAGCTCAAGAAGGTGTGCAAGTGCAGGATATTGGTATTGAAAGAAGTAGCAGATGCTGATTAACATTTACGGCAATATGTGGGTTGAGAGAGACGCTATAACTACAGTATTTGAACAAATTGATCCGGATAAAAATGTTCGGGTGATTTGTGTTTTGACTGATAATAACTCTATGTTGAAAACTCCGGTGCTTGAAAAGGATCTCTTAGTTGTGCCAAAATTGATCAATGAATTGGTTATACAAATAAATAATAACAGGGCATGAATAAATGAGATACCTATATTTAACACTCAAGAAGAAATGGTTTGATATGATAAAATCCGGTGAGAAGAAAGAGGAATACAGAGAGAAGAAATCATACTGGGCACGAAGATTGGGCTCAAACCACAAACCCTATGATTATGTAATATTCAGGAATGGCTATGGATGCAATGTACCGCAAGTAATTGTCAAACTTCTGAGTATATCGGTCGGATATCCTCAACCTCAATGGTCAGACTCAGTTCAGAGTTGTTATGTGCTAAAATTAGGTAAGATATTAGAAGATATGCAACAAAGCACATTGAGTTTATGATATTGACCAAGAAAGATATTAAGCTGTGCTTGTCTTATACCGAAAACTGGAACGGCTTCGCCAGGGATATCCTCAATGTTCGGCTCGATTATCAGCAGCGTAGAATATTAACAGCTATACAGAATAACCGCAAGGTATCTATTAGGTCAGGAAATGCACGTGGTAAAGACTTTTTAGCGGCTGTAGCGGCTCTTTGTTTCCTTTACCTTAATATACCATCAAAAGTAATTTTAACAGCTCCCACAGCAAGGCAAGTGTATGCTATTATGATGGCAGAGATTAGCATGGTATTCAGGAATACTGCAATCCCACTGGGTGGCAGGTTGCTCGAAAATTATATCAAGTTTACTGAAAAGGAATGGTATTTGATAGGATTCAAGGCAGACGATAAGTCGCCGGAAGATTGGAGTGGATTTCACAGCGAGAACATATTTGTGGGAGTTACAGAAGCAACTGGAGTGGAAGATGAAACCTTCGAAGCAATAGAAGGAATCCTCACCGGTAACTCCAAATTGTTTTTAGCTTTCAATCCACATAGGCAGTTAGGTGAAAGTTATAGATCCACGTATGCACCTGAATATAAACACTTTGTACTCAGCAGTTTTTCAGCTCCAAATGTGAGAGCAAAGAAAATATTGATTCCCGGGCAGGTAGATTATGAATGGTTGAAGGAACGAGTACATAAAGAGGGCTGGACAATGATGATTGATGAAAGTGTATTCGATCCGGCTCAATTTGATTTTAAATTTGAAGGAAAATATTACAGACCGATGGATCAATTCAGGGTAAGGGTACTTGGTCAATATCCTCTCGAGACCAGTGATGTATTGATTCCGATTTCATGGATTGAGGCAGCACATGAACGCTGGACAGAAGAACCTCCGTTTGGCGATAAGATATATGCGATAGATATTGCAGGGATGGGTCGAGATTTCAACTGCTTGGCTCTGAGGATAAAGAACTGGATGAACATAAAGATATTAGACATCCCTAAAAACAAAAAGATACATATGCACGTTACTGGAATAATAAAGAATTTGATCCAGAATGAAGGGATCGCAATACTGGACACCATAGGCGAAGGTGCCGGTGTATTCTCAAGGTTAGCGGAGCAGGAAATTGACAATGCCTATTCGTTCAAGGGTAGTTATTCAGCTAAAGGATTGACAGATTATTTCGAGCAATACGAATTTTCAAGCATGAGGTCGTTTTCTTATTGGGCTTTGAGAGACGCGCTGAATCCACAGATTAAATTTAACCTGGCACTTCCACCGGATAAAGAACTTGACGAAGAATTAATGAATATAACTTATGAAGTTATGAGCAATGGTAAGATAAAAGTCCTTGAAAAAAGGAAGATTAAGGAAATCATAGGCAGGAGTCCTGATCGGGCTGACGCAGCAACCATGACATTCCTTCCAATAGATGCGATGGAATTTAGAAACATAGGGCAAGTAGGCGAATGACATTTGAAGCAGTTATAACTACAATAGGTGAACCGCAAACTGAGGCGTGTTATAAAGCATTGCGGGATCAGGTTATTCCTTTTGAAAAGATTACTTTTGTAGAAAATATTTCCCCACTTTCTAAAGCACACAATCAAGGAATAGAACAGGCAACTTGTGATTGGTGTTTATTTGTTGCAGCAGACACGATTGTGAAACAGGAGTTGATTCCGTTGTTTAAAGAAAATATAGAAGCACATAATTCCGTTTTCGCTTATGTTTATCATCTTTGGGATTCGTTTTTAAAAGTAAGAATAAAAGGGATAAAACTTTTCAACTCTAAATTTGGTAAATTGTTTCCGTATAAAAATATTATAGGCACAGATATAATTGCAAGAGACGAAGCAATAGAAATCGGACTTGTCGAAATCACCTACAAAAAAATAATAGGTTCTCATTTTTATAATCCTTCTGATGTACAGGTGTGTAGGCGTTTTTTAATGAGGGGAATAAAGTCAATGCAAAATTTATCTGGGGGAGCATACAAAACCATTAATTTATTAAATACATTAAAAAAGTTATTTGAAGAAACCGAAAACAGGCAATATCTTTTAGCACGTGAGGCGTTCCAAGAAGGGATGAAAATAAAAAGGAGAGAAGATTACGATATTAATTTTGAAATTGATAACATAAATAAATTAATGAGCTCAAGTAAATGACTAATAAAAGGAGAAATCGTGGAAATTAAAGAAATAATAAAGAAACTTAAAAAGAGTGATAAACATTTCAAAAGTATCACATTTTCAGTTATAGATGGAGAAGAATATTTAAATATTGTGAAAGTAGAAACAAATTCATATAGGGGAAATGGCTACTATGACGGCATTGATTCTTTAGTCGAAAGACTTAAAAATGACTGACATTAAATTAGCAGTAAATTACGGATTGAATCACTGGATATATCATAAAAACGAACCATACACACGAGCAGAGACAATGATTGGAATGTTCCCATATCTTGATGGGCATAACATTGTTGCCGATGTAGGTTGTGGCCCTAGATGTGGGATATTCAGCAAACTCAGTTATTATAAAATGTATGCAGTTGATCCCATGTGGGATGAATATGCAAATCACAATCTTATAGTAAGACCAAATCATGTATGGCTAATAAATCACACAGCTCAGGATTTCAAACTGGAAAGGAAATGTGACCTGATAGTATCATTCAACGCTCTCGACCATAGCGGGAATATAGAAAAGAGCATCCACAATATCATGGAAAACCTTACAGATGACGGAAGATTTTGTATGCACGTTCATCTGCGAACCCAGCGACAACTTAATGCCGGTCACCAGATGCTTGTCACAGAATCACAAATTGACGACATATTAGAACAATACGAAGTAAGAAATAAAAGAGTTATAAACGATCCGCTTGAACCTCAGAAGCATTATATGGCATACATAGCGGAGATATTCAAAAGGAGCAAAAATGTTTGAAACATACAAATTACGGAAGATTAAAAAAGAAGTTGAGATCGCAAAGCTCGAACACGTCAAGAAAATCATGGAGACGCTGGAAGATCCGACCAAGGATGTAGATGAAGCGGATTGGGCTGTGATTGGAATTAATGATGAAAAGGAATATAACGAATCCGATCTCGACACTCTCAGGAAAAATGCAAGGATATTATGCAGACAGAACCCGATTGCAAAAGGATTAATCAAGATATTCAAGAACTATGTTATCGGTAAAGACTGCCACATTATTCCAGATGATAGAGATGAAAAGGTTATTGATTACTGGGATCTATTCCAGAAGATCAACAAATTTGACGTAAAGCTCAAGGAGTCGGTGAAACGTTTGCTCAGGGATGGTGAAATCTTTCTCCGGTTTTTCAATCCAAAGGTAAGTGAGGATCCGTATTTGATTCGGTTTATCGACCCGGAAGAAATCAAAGACAATTCAGGCACGGATGGTTATGGCATAAAAACAGATCCAGATGATATTGAGGAAGTGATAAGTTACCATAGAGAATACACAGACGCAAAGAATACACAGCACACCGAAACCATACCGGCAGATGAAATCATTCACATTAAATATGATGTTGACTCCAACCAGAAGCGAGGCGTAAGTTTCTTTGAAGGGCTGATTGCAGATATCAAAGATTATAAGGCATGGTTGGATGACAGGAAAAAACTCAATAAGATTAGAACCATATTCGCATTGATCGGAAAACCTACTCAATCAACCACTACTTCTACTAAGGAGCTATTCGAGAATTCGAGCAAAACAAGCCCGTATGACAGCTCACATAAAAAGAAAGTACCCGCTTCAGGTTCAGTGTTATTCAACAAAGGTATTGATTGGAAGTATGAAGCTCTCAATATCAATGCTGCCGACACAAAGGATGATGGTCGCTCAATTTTGCTTATGATTGCTGCCGGTACTGGTGGGCTTCCTGAATATATGGTCACAGCAGATGCAAGTAATTCAAATTACGCCAGTACGTTGGTCAGCGAAGCACCCGGGATTAAGGTGTTTGAAAATGTGCAGGATATTATTGAGGATTTCATCAATGAGATATTCGCGATGGTGATTGGTAGGGGACTCAAAACAAACACCCTCCCGGATAAAACTCAGCATCAAATTGAAGATGACAAAGGTGAAATTCGTGAAGAGACACTCCCTACCTTGACGACCTGCACTATAAATTTCCCTGTCTTAATCCATAAGGACAGGAAGGAAAATGTCGAGTCTCTTGTACTTGAGAACGCAACAGGTATAACCAGCAAGGAAACCATCAGTTCGGAGCTTGGTCGAGACTATAAGAAGGAAAAAATAAAGCTTGAAAGAGAGGATGAGAATGAAGAACCCGAAGAACCCCACAAAACAGAAGTTTAAAATAGTGGTCTTGGATGGTGATGAAGAGGGTAAGGTTTTTTATGAAACCTCAGAAACAGTCACAGGTGCAAAAGAAGCACTACAAAAGAAGATAAAATTTAAGCACTGCTATATGCAAAGTGTGGCAGTTGTTGAAGGAGACAAATGAAGGTTATAATCGGACACGATGAATATGATAGTAAGGATCACTGCATTGGGATTAAATTCAATCCAGCAGAAGTGGTAGAATTTCTCGAAAATCTCAAGAAAGCACAGCCGGTGATTAAGATTAAGTCGGATATGTACAAAGACATGGGATCAAAATTTCCTACACTATTCAATAAGTTGAAAGGTCAGTCGAAATATGCGACAAGGATAAAAAAGACAGTAAACGCTTTTATTGAGGTTCAGGTTGAAAAACTTGTACGCGAACCAGCTCCCATACAGCCACCACAAGAAGAAATTGTTGATTATTAAACATATATCCCTATTAATACGCATATAAAGATAAGGACAGCCAATGAACGCTCAGGAAGTAATTAGACAAGCTACACTTCAAGCCCGAACTGATTTCGAGACTTTTCTCATTTCTCGGCATGAAATCCTGTATAATTACTATGAAGCCGCAGCAAAAGATATTGACTTGCTGATTTACAAATATTCGTCAAGAGGACTCAAAGGCAATTATCTGATGGATATTAAAAAGAGCATAACCGACACGATGTCCACGCTTCGGACTCAGCTAAATTATAGCATCAAGACCGGGATGAAGAACAGTTTCGACTTCGGGCTTAAATCTAATATGCTTGCATTGAATGGCGTGGTTCCTGATCGATATAAAATAGGCATTGGTTCAAGTTTTATAGATCAGGTAGGTAATGTCTATAAATGGGATGCTACAAAAGAGGCGTGGGGGAACTCGGCTTGGTTTAAAATGAACACTGATGCAAAGGAGCATTTGATTAATTTTTCACCTGATGGTATAATGTTTTCTGAGAGGATATGGAGAAATCTATCAGTTACACAGGCACAGATCAGAAGCACGATTGTCAAAGGCATTATCATGGGCGATTCGCCGGCAACTATGTCCAGAAAGATTAGAGGATATCTTCATCAACCCGAGAAACTATTCCGCAGGGTGAGAGATAAGACCGGTAAGCTGAGACTTAGCAAGGCAGCAGCAGAGTATCATCCTGGAGTTGGACAATACAGAAGCTCATACATGAACGCTATGAGATTAGCAAGGACTGAATATGCCAGAGCTTTCTCAGAAGGTACTGTACGTTATGCAAAATCAAAGAAATGGATCAAGGGATATTACTGGAGGACGGGTGGACTCAATCCGTGTCCGGACTGCTCTGATTTGGATGGTCAATATTTCGAGAAGGGCTCGGAAAACCTGTTGCCACTTCATCCAAATTGTGCTTGCTACCTTGAATTGGTTATAGATGAAACTATACAGACAAATAAATAATGCCCTACTCTAAAAAAGAGATTCTCGAAATTAAGGCGAAGGTTGGGGGAGTAATTGACTATATGCTCACCTTCCAGACCGGCAAGATCGAGATAAATTTCAACAGGGAGAAAGGTATTATTGAGATAGTGCCTCAACCGCATATTCGTATGTATTTAGGTAAGGAAGATAAAGTTCTTGACAAGAATCAATAAATAATCTTTTTTTTAATAAAAGAACTGAAGGGGCAAAAATGAAAATAGAATGCAAGAATAAGTTTATTTTGGAGTCAATCTCAAAAAATGGTCTGAAGATTTACAAGTATAAGGAAGAAGCAAAAGTGTTAGAAGATGTGTTCATAGTTGACGGCACATTGGAAATCGCATTTAAAGGAAGAAATACGGCAAGGGTCACATTCAAACAAACGAACAAAATCAGAAATTCAGGAGAATATGGTTATGAGATTTCTAAAACATTTATTGGGCATAATGCATCCCATTCAGCAAGGGCGTGGTTTAGACAATTTTACAGCAATTACCCAATAGATGTAAGAACTTTCAATAATAGTTCTTATTTATTATCAGGAGTCGAATTGTTTTATGATAACAACAAATGCGGGTGATAGTATGAAAAAAACAAACATTTTCAAGAAAATATTATGTTTGATTCTTTGCCACAATTACATAAAACTACATCGCACACAAATTGACGATACCGGAGAATATGATGGAATAAAAGTTTGGGTATGTAGTAGATGTAACAAACCGATGGAAGACAAAATAAACATATCATTTTGGAATAGATGTATTTATACACCGAAAACGACAGCATTTAAAAGGATAAAGGAAATAGGGATAGATAAATATAGAGCGGAAAGAATTAAGGAAGGTGACGCAGTGTGGGAAAAAAAGTTCTTGACACGTTAGAATAAATAAATTCAAATTGGTGCAACGTCAAACCGACTTCTCAAATCGAGGAGCCGGTTTTTTTTATTCTATAGACTGTGGCAAGTTAGAAAGATTCAAAAAAGGACTTTCGATATGAATGAAAAAATCACTATAATAGGTGATCTTAGTGAGTCAACCGTTGAAGGTAATACTATACGAAACGCCGTAATTCTTTCATCTATCTCGAAAAACAAGCGAGTATATACGCAGGATTGCCAGAGAAAAGCACCTGCTATATTTGAAGGAATGAAGTGTTTTATTGATCACGGAAAGCAAGGTGAAAATCGAACTGTCCGAGATCTCTTAGGTAAATGGGAAAACGTACACTATGTTGAGGAGGAAAAGAAAACTCGAGGAGATCTGGTCTTAATACCAGATGAACCCGAATCGAAACGAATCCTCAAAATAGCAGAAACCATGCCAAACATAATCGGAAATTCAATCTCTGCAAGAGGTAGATACCACTCGAAAGATGGAGTCGCAATTGTGGAAGAAATCACAAAAGCATTTTCCGGTGATTTAGTTACCGAACCGGCTACCACTAAGGGACTATTTGAACAAACACATGAAGAGGAAAAAATGGATTACAAAGAGCTTACTCCGGTGTTGCTCGAAAGTAATAGACCTGATTTGATCAAGCCATATACTGACGAGATTGCAACATTAAAAGAAGATATTACTTCTTTGAAGCAGAAAATTGATGTGTTCGATGTAAAGGAGCAAACTGCCAAACGCAGGGAGCAGATCGACACAAAACTAAATGAAGCTGAAATTCCAAAAGAACTTAGAACCGATATATTTACCGAAACTCTTATGGCTGCAAAAGAGGAAAACCTCGATAAACTTATTGTGGACAGAAAGAAATTGCAGTTTATCGGTGAAGGTGTCAAGGGCAATGGAGAGCATGGCGATCCTGGCGAAACACCTTCCGAGCAAGATATTGAAGAAGCCCTCAAAGGGGGAACTAATGGCTAATGTACAACGAATAACTGTAGGTAGAGAATACGTGACAATTGAAGTTGATAGTACCACAGTTGTAGAGATCGGAGATTTTATCTGCCGAGCTATTGCTGCTGATACTTCTGCCGATGCAAACGTAACCACAAATTATGGTGCTCCTCCAACTTACTTAGTAGATTTTGGTAATGCTGCTGCAAATCGTGAAGGTTTAGCTGATCAATTTGTGGGGATATCCGTTGAGGCATCTGCTAATGGAGACACCGACCCCATCCTTGTATGTATTGCCGGTGAAGTGGTTCTCACTCAGAAAACCGCTGCTGCAATTCATATTTGCGATCCAATAGAAGCATATGCTGACGAAACAAGTTGCGAAGATCAGACAGTCGTTGAGGGTGCTACCTCTCCAATCGCTATTTGTACAAAAACGAAGTCAAGTACTGGTACTGACGTGTATGCACGTCTTTATCCATCACTTTGGCATCAGTTGAACGGATAAAGGGGTAATAATGAATAAAGTAAAAATCAAACAACTGTTCGAGTCTTGCGGAAGCAATGACATACAAAGAGGTAAAGTATTCACCGAAAAGGTGAAAAAATCCCTCGATGAGAAGACCCTTACTTATCGCGATATAAGTATCAGGGATCTTCAAGAAGCTGTAAACACAACTGCATTTCCTATTATAATTGGTGGTCTGCTTGAACGTGAGTTCTTTGCAGGTTTTAACGAAGCGCCGAAGGTTGGTCTTTCGTTAGTAAGTAAATTCACTTCCAACAAAGCAAGTGGCAACATTCCAGGAGCGTACACAAAGAGTCAGATTAAGGATATTCACGAAGGTGAGAACTATCCTCATACCGGCGACATTAAAGAGCGTTACGTGACAATTGGTGCTCAGAAGCGTGGTGAAATACTCGACATAACAGAGGAAACAATCATGGAAGATGACACCGGCTTGCTAATGATGACTGCTCGCGATTATGGTGAGGAACTTGCCAATGACTTGGATTACATCATCATGATGACCATCCAGGATCAGACTGGTTACAAGGCATGGTATCCTTCTGGAACACAGACAACTCTCTATTCAACTACCGCAACAGACACAGCTCACTTTGTAAGTAACCTTGTCACGAGCATTCTTGCTGATCATACAGACATTCAAGCTGCTTATATCCTTCTGAATAAGATGAAAACGTACTATGGAAGCAAACGTTTTCTTGTTGTTCAACCCAAAGAATGTCTTGTTCCAGTTGCCCTTGAGATGACTGCGAATCGTCTGTTTGGATCCAAGTTCCTTGTTGGTGGAGCAAATGACGAACCAAATCCCTTCTACAATAGGGCGAAGGTCGTTTCATCTCCTCATCTCGATGGTGTATCTACTGTCACTTGGTATCTTGGTGATTTCAAAAAGCAGTACGTGTATAAGGAAATCATACCTATGCAGGTTCTTTCCAGAAGTGACAAGAACAATGATGACGCTTGGAACCGAGACGTGAAGTATCAGTTCAAATTCCGTTATCGCGGAAAATGTGGAGCCAGAGATTTCAGAGCCGTAGTAATGTCTAACGGCACAGTATAAAGGAGATCAACATGAAAAAGAATTTCATTCTCACTATGCTGATGGTCATGTTAGTTGTTTTCTTTGCGCTTGGTTGGACTCCATACTCCGGATATACTATTGATGGAGAAAATGGCAATGTCACTATAGCTAACCTTCAAAGCATAACTGTTCTGGAAACGAATGAGACTGCTGGCGGTGCAACTGGGATATATTCCTATTTAAGTCATGACACAAATGCTCTTACTGGTGAATTGATAGGTGTCAGAGGCAATGCCAGATGTAATATTGTTTCAACCGGTACAGTTATGGGTGGAAAATTCCAAGCAGGTAATTCATCTGCTGGATATACACTCGGAACAGCAACCGGAGTTTATGTAGATGTTGTTAATAAGATTCCATCTGCCTCAACTGCTACATGGACAAATGCTCGAGGATATGAAGTCTCCATGGACTTAAATCAGGGTTCATCAGGTCATGTAAATACAGTTACAAATGCTTGTATGTTTTATGGAGTTTACAATCTACCAACTGTAGCAACCTACGCAACTGTAACGAATGGCTATGGTGTTTTCTTGAGAAACGAAGCAGTAGGCGGTACTGGTCAAATGATAGATGCCGCTGTTTATATTGATGACAAAAGTCATTCCGGTGGAATTTATGGCTGGGATTACGGAATTGATATGTCCGGTGTGGGCGACAATTCTGGAGCATTTGGCACTGCTGACATGAGACTTGCTGATGGCTCACTTCTTGGTGCTAACACAAATGGATCAACCTTAGAAACTCCAACTCTTGTAACAGTCGTCAATAATGTTGGTGCTATTAATCAAACAGTTGTAACACTTGCTGCTTATGAAATGGCAATAACTGATGCTGCTGGTGCTGGTGCACATGGATCGGTAAAACTTATTACATTCCCAGAAGGTCACATTCAACTATTATCTGCACATCAGGTATTAACGACTCTCGCTGGGGAAGGTGGTATTGCCGATGCTGCTGAATTAGATGTTGGAGTTGGATCGGTAACTACAGCTACAGGTAATGAGACACTTGCATCAACAGAACAGGAAATAACAGTCAAAGAGGATTGTACGCTTTCGAGTGGAACATTAACATTTGATACGTTGAACTCTACCGCACAAGCTATTGACGGTTCTACTGCTGCCGAAGACGCATGGTTAAATGCTGCAATCGAAGCCGCCAGTTGTTCCGCAGCCGACACCCTTTTCGTCACTGGTACAAT